TTCTTGGCTACGTGCAAACCCATCAGCTATTGCCGATGCTAATGCACTTACAGCTTTCATCGCAACGGCTATTATTACCATAGGATCCTTTAAACCTTTTTTAACTTTATCACCAATTTGACCAAACATAAAGTCCATTGTTTTGGTCTTCTTTTCTGCATCACTTAAATCAGTACCTTCTAATGATTCTGCATATTCTTCTGTACTTTTTGCTATGTCATCAAACCCAACAGCAGTAGATAAAGCTCCTAGGCCTATTTTATTCATAAAACCATCAATTCCTTTTAAAATTCCTCCAGCAAGTCCTAATGATCTTTGTATTGCTTCTTCTGTATCTAACCTTTCTTTAGCTATTGTTAATAAATTACTAGAAAGACCTTCATTTTCTTTATATTCCGCACTACTACTTGCTATAGCATTGTTTATTCTTTCTAATTCATCTTTTCTAGCCTTAGTTGATCCATTTAATTCTATTTCAAGTTCAAGTTCAGCTTTAGATATTGCTAAATTATCTAATGATAATTTTAAATTTATTTTTTCTTGTTGTATTTTTTTAACTAAGCTTTTTAATTCTTTTTCACTTAACCTATTTATTCCTTCTCTATCAGATAATAAAGATTGGGAAATTTTTTCTAAATTTCTAAATGCTGATCTTGATTGTTGTAATCCTTTATTTTGTTTTTGCAGTTCATTAACTGTTGCTGAAAATGAAGATACAATGCCATCTAAATCTTTATTAATATCATTAACGGTAGATTGTACCCCTTTTAATGCTTTGTCTAATTTTTCTACTTCTGATTTAGATGCTGCTATTTTAGAAGCGTCCATCCCTTCATAAGGGTTAGTTTCTCCTAGATTCTTGTACAATCTTTGTATTTCTGCTAGATCTTTTTTGACTTTATTTATATCAGCCATAGGTTACATTTATTATAAATATTATTACTTATAACCTGTTTTACCCTTATATTGTTTACTTGCTTCAGTAAATGCTGGAGCATTAACTTTACCATCTTTATTTACTAATGTTTGTTTTCCTTTACCTTTATTTGCTGATTCTTGTTCTTTATTTTGTTTAATATAAAAATCATTTATTTCTTTAAAAGTAAATTTTCTTAACCAAATAGGCATATTATATACTGTATTATAATCATAGCCTCCTTTGCCATGGAATATAATATTATGTATTTGTGTGAATAAATTTAATCTAAATTGAGGTGCTATCCTAGATGTCAGGCCAAAAAAACCTAAGCCCTATAGGGATAGTCACCTCCTTTCCGCTATCTAACACTGTTGTTAGATTGATATCCGGTTGAGTCAATTTAATGTGTTCACGAAAAGATCTTGAATCTCTAGCTAAAAATTGATTATCAACGAATTCTCTGATTTGTTTTTTTTCTGTATCACCATCAACGGATTGAATAATATGTTTCCATCTTGTTGATGTTTCAGTTGATGATTCTTTATTTAACTTTTTAAGTCCTTGGATTTCTCTATCAATTGCTTTTTCATCTCGACCTGTTAATATTTTATATGTTATAATTCTACCAGAAGATGGAACTGTAAATGAAAATTCATTTTTTCCTTCTATCATAGTTTTAGGGTCAAATGGTGTATCTTCTAATGTTGTTAAGTCTACTGTTTCTTCAACCCCATCAATTTCAAATTTATAATCTTTACCATATCCTAAAATACGAGAAGCTATTAATAAAGCATTTTTATCACCAATAATTAAATCATCAATTTTAATATCTTTATCTATAATTAAGGATTGTAGTAATTTATCTAATACTATACCTTTTTTAATATATGCTTGGTTGGATAAAATATCTTCTTCTTTAGCAGTCATGTATTTCATTACTACTTTACCACTCGATAATGGATTTTCTTTTGGGTATATTAACCCCTTTGATGGAATATCTACCTCTTCAGTTGGGAATTTAAATTCGCTCATATAATCTTTATTTAGTTTATAACGTGTTTTATAGTTATACATATTAATATAAAAAAAAGCCTGACCGAAGCCAAGCTATTTTTAAAAATATGTTGAAAATTTATTAGAAATTTAAAATACAGTAATCTGGTTGTACTTCTAAAGATATTTCTTGAGCTGCATTTTCTGTATCCCAATTAAAATCTCCAAAGTCTGCTGATGTGATTAATGCTCCTTTAATGATCCATTCAGATACTATATCACCTACTGGTCCTAATACATCTAATGTTAGATCTTTTTTATAGAAATCACTATATCCATCTCTACCTGTTACTGATTCGTGGTGTAGTCTTACCCATTCCATTACTGCTTGCGCACCTGATGGAGTGATTGGATCAAATAACGTCATTGAGATTGGAGCCCAAGTAGATTTACCTTTAACAAATCTTTGAACGTTAATATGATTTAAAGCTACTGTACCTTGGTTTAATGTTACAGCTCCCATACCTTTAATTTGGTAAGATGGGATTCCATCTACATAAAGAATAAATCTATTCTTTTGTTTTGGCTCAAATGCTGTAAAAAATATTTCGTTTGGGTCTAATACTGCCATTTTTATTGTCTTATTTTATTATAAATATTCTATTTTTTAGTTTTTATGATGGAAATGTTGCTCCAGTTGGAAGAACATTGAAATCCAAAATTATAAATTCAGCTGTTTTAGTTGGTTGTAAATAAATTTGACCTACTAATTCGTTTCTATCAATAACATCTGGTGTGTTATTTGTAGCATCCATTACTACTTTAAATGAATACAATCCTTGTCTTTGTTGTACACTTTCTAAGTATGGGTTAACTTGTGATAAGAAACTATTTCTTGTACTAATTGTATTTTGTTCAAATACTAAGTTATCTGATACTTGTACAATATAGTCTTTAAGTGAAATTAGTAATCTTCTTACATTTACTCTATCTAAAGCACTTGCTCTTTTCTGTAATGTTTTCTGTCCAAATACTACTGTTCCACTTCCTGGGAAAGTTGCTATTGGGTTAACATTTGCTTCATATAATGTATCTCTATTTCCTGATGTTAATTTTCTTTCAGCTCTTATTACATTTCCTAAAGCTCCTCTAATTAGACCTGCTGGTGCGAACCATGGGTCAGATGATGCGTCTGTAAACGCATATACGCCTGGTATAAACACGGACGCTGGGCTCCACACGGATTGTGCGGTATTAGGATCAATCGATTGTAACCACGGCCAATACGTAGCTGCATAACTTGAATCAAATGCACCTGCTTGTGTAGTTACTGTATTAATTGTTGAATTATAAGGTACTAAATCGACAACTGCCATACAATCTGTTCTTCCTTGTGCTAAATTAACTATTTGGTTAACTTGTGAAGCATGTAAGGAATGAATTAAACCTGGAGCTGAAATTACATTGAATTGGTAATCATCAGTATTTGTTAATAGGTTTAATGATTGTGTGTAATCGTTAGCACTAATACCTTGAATGTTTGTTGCATTAATATTTTCATTAAATTTAGCATCATTATAAAAATTCTCACCAACTCCTCCTTGGAATGAACCTGAACTTATAATTGGTAAACTACTAAAATATGCTGATTTAGCATTTCCATTATTATCAAAATATTGTGGTGTTGGAGTTAATACTTCTGAAACTCTTACATATGCACTTCTATTAGGATAGTTACCATTTGTTTTAACATAGTAATCTGTTCCGTCTTTTTCTACTGAATAATAAGTATCTCCAATCGCTCTAGCTATATAGTTAGGAGCTGTTGGGTCCATTGATAAATTATTATAAGATTCTAATATTGCTTTTTGGTTTGTTACATCATTACCTCTTCTAATAAATAAAGCAAATTGTCCTGATGCTGTATTTTGTGCCGGTATTTCCCATCTTAAGTTATCAGCTGTACCATTAGCTAATGCTCCATTAGCTAAATCTCCAGTAGATGAATAGTTATTCATTATTGAACCTTCTGATAGAGTTGATAATTTAAATGCAGCCCCATTCAAAATGTCTGCTGCTGTTAATTGGATTTGAATGTTTGTAGTACCACCAACTACTGCTGATGAAATTTCTAAAAATTCTCCAGCTACATATCCTACACCTGCTGTAAATTTAACACTTGTTACTACTTGACCAGAAATAACTAGCACTGCTGCTGCCGTTGAACCACCGGATCCACCAGTAATTTGTCCTGCAGTAACAGTTAAACTTGAGTTGTTAGTTGCATCAGTACTATTTGTTGAAATAGATGAACTTACGTTGAATGTAGTATTTAAGATTCCTGTTGCTACTGCTCCATTTTCAATACTTGAAGAAGCTTCGCTAAATGATCCAGTTACTACTCTAGTTACTAGTAATGACTCACCACCTTGTTCAAAGTAATTCTGTGCTGCTGTTGAGTTTAAATATGTGTAGTATTGGCTACCGCTTTCTACAGTGCCACCAAAAATAGCTTGATATTGTGAAAAAGATGAAACTGCAGTTGGGATACCTACAGGCCCCATAACTGCTGGTCCTACAATTGCCGCACCATAAGTAACGGGTCTGGAACCAATAAAAGATTGATCATTTTCTCTTGCTAATACACCGGGAGATATTAATGTTTCTGCCATTGTCTTATATTATATTTAATATTGTTTTGTTATAAATATTAGAAACTATTTCAAAAATCTATTCTATCGCAGCAAATTCTCCAGTTTCTAGGTCTATATTACCTTCACCGTATTTATCCTGCAATTCTTGGGCCGACTTTTTTTGCCTTGCCTGTAAATCTATGAAATCATTTCTTAATTTCTTTCTTCTTTCTTTTAGACTTTCAAGGCTAATTTCTGTAGCATTTATATCTAAATCTAGTGCACCCAAATTAACTATAATTTCATTATTTGCCTTTTGGATTTCCTTTAATTCTTGCAACTCTTCTTCTTGTAACTTAACTACTGACATAATTGTTTTGTTTTATTATAAATATTAATAAATTGGTTAAAATTAATCTCTTTTTCTACCATCTGATGTTGGGTTCCAAACTACATCACTATCATGAATATTACTAACAGCTTCGGTTGTAATTGTAACTTTTGCTTTAGAGTTATATTTTTTAGTTGAATTTAGATCCTTTTGAATAGTGTCTGGGATTAAATACCCACGTAATCTAATATTAAATGTGCCAGTAACCAACCTATCTTTATTAACTGTTAATTCTGTTGCTGTAGTAAAACTATCTATAAATGACCTAAACATATATCTTTCTGGGTTACCCCAATAAGCATCTGATGCGTATTCACAGGCTTCAACTATTTTATTTAATTGTTCCATATAGTATGTTTGTATTAAACAACTATATTCTAGAGTTACATAATCAGGTTGTGCTACTACATGAAAGGATTCAACTGGTCTTCTATTATTTAGTGTTCCAAAATTACTATAGAAGTTTTTTGAGCTAAATTGTTTTGAAAAAACACCATATAAGTTAGGCATATTAGCATCTAATTTATTTGCTACTGTTCTATCTTTAGTTAGAGTATCTCTTTTAATTACAATAATAGGTAACATGATAGCACCTTTTTTATCTCTATAATATCCATCACGTTGAAATGATTTCCATCTTTCAGGAGCACCATATATTACTGGTACTTCTCTACGTTGACCATTCTGGTATACAAAAGGCTTGATTTTATTTTCAAAGTAATAAAACACAGCTTCATCTATATCTTTAACTCCTACTGAAAATTGTTTAGTATCATCACCCTTAAAACTCATTTGTGATGATCTATTATGTTCTATACCTGTTTCATTATAATTTGGGTTATTAGGTATAACAGCATCATTAGGGTTTCCTACTCTACCACGATTTTCTATCCCACTAAAAGCGTCATGTTTCTTTTCGCTTAAAGTTAATTGTGATTTTGGTATTGGTTTTCTTTGTCTTGCCATTAGAATCTTTCTTGGTATGGTGATATTGCTACTTTATCAGCAGGTATGTAATATGTAGAAACTAAAATTGATATATTATTACCAAATTCTTCTAACCCGGGATTTAGAGGGTTAGATTGTCCATTAGAATCATTATTAGGATAATCTGGATTTTTACCTCCCCAATATTGGTTAGATACTGTACTTTGTACTCCATAATATCCTTCTTCATATAAAATGATATCACCTACTCTTGGGACAACATCTTTTGCTACTAAATCATCTCTTAAAAAATAAAATTCAATTGGTTGATTATATTGAATACCTTCTACATTTTCACCATATTCTTGGTTAGATCTATTTATTAAAGTATTAAATAAGAAAGGACCATTGTAATATTTTTCTTCAGCGGCTTCACCGTAAATGTTAACTTTTGTCTGTTCTAGTTGAAACTGGTATATGGCTGCTTGTTGAGTAATAATATTACCCATTACTTCTCTATTTAAGTGCCTCATAAGGGACCAGTCCCTCTGTCTAGTAAACATTGCCATATTATGCTATATATATTGTGTAGGGCACTTGCTGTAACTCAACCATCTTTGATTCAGCTTCAGATGCTCTTCTATTTAATAATGCTTGTCTTGATGTTTCATCAAGGTATGTTCTTAATCTTTCTATTAATGCTGTTTTTTCTGCCGTTGCTGCTGATATTAAATCACCTTGATTTAAATTAACTTCAGCATTTGGTATAGGTATACTACTATATTTTCCTCTTACATATCCTAACATTTCTTTACATAAAGCTAATGAATATTCAAAAATCCAACTTCTACCTACAGAATTAATTTGATTATAGTCTGGGTTTTGGTATGGTGTATTTGAAACATTTGTTACTCTATCAGGCATTAATTGAATTGAACTTGAAACTCTTTCATCTCTTAAAATATATTCAAACCACACTTTACCTGCAGTACATATCTCAGTTATATCTTTTTGTTGAACTTTAAACACTGCGTCTCCTGATACTGATTGGAATCCTAAAGATGTTAAAGTTGATTGGGAAATAGTAATTAAATCATCTACTACATAACCACTACCTGTAGTTATTACTGTTATTTCTGTAATTACTGAACCATTTCCTGTAATTGTTCCAGTTGCTCCACTACCTGATACAGCTGTTAATGGGGTTGCTGCTGATGTTTGTGCTATACTAGCATTAGGTACTGTGGTAGCAGGGATTTTATCTCCTATTATTAAAGAATTTCCTATGCTTATACCATCTGTACTATTAAATTCTGGTATTGGGAATATTCTTAACATATCGTTTTTAATCTCAAATGAATAATTAGACATTCTAACCATTTCATTCATCTCAATTTGTTGAATTACTTGTAAATCATAATTTAAAGGAGCCATTAAATAACCCATCCCTTGACCAAATCCTCCAAATCCAACAATACCAGCTGCTACTGCTCCTCCAAATCCAAATCCGTTATAAGGATCTAAATATCTTGCTGATGCTGGGAATGGTGGTTGATAAAATACTCTTTTTACTTCTAAACCTAAAGCATATTGTGAACCTGTATACCCACTTGCTGTCATAAAAGTTGAAAATGAGTAATCTTGTATACTTGAAGTTAATTCAAATGATCCTGTATAATAAGGTACATTACCTCCACTACCTGCTTCTGCACCATATTGTTCTGTTAATCTTACTATTGGTTCAAAACTTGGTGTTATAAGCGAATGATTTAAATCACTACCAGTGGACGATCCCTCTAAAGATAATTGATTATCTCGTATTTTATACGCGTAAATTTCATTACCATACGTAGTTACAGCCTCTTCAAAAGCTGTAAACATAGAAGAAGATTGTAATTCAATATCTGTTAGTGGGTATCCTAACCTTGAAGCAACAAATTTTGCTACTTTAACTGCATCACTCTTAAATTCTACATCTGCATTATAAAATCCGAAGGGAACCGCATCATCATTCCAGATTGGACAACCATCATAAATTGGTACATTCATAATTAGTATTTTGTTATAAATATGAAATTTATTTTTATTATTATAAATATAAAAAAAAGCCCCGCT